CCCTGAGAGCTGATATTATAATCAAGGTGTCTGGCTGGATCAATACAATGCAATCAAAGGTGCGTGTAGGCGTTGACAACATTAAACGAGCTGGCAGGGCGGTATCCGCTATGTTCACCAAAGAAGATAAATAATACACCCCCACAGGATTTACACCATGGCTGATACAGATACGACCGAAATCAACATCAACATTGCTAAGGAAGCAACGCTCGAATTCGAAGTGCATATTCAAGGCACCGACGACGATGACATGTCCGTAAGAATGATCTTAAAGGACGTGGATGTGGGGTGTGATCTGTCATTTGCGTGTAAACACGTGGAGGATTCAACGTGGACTGTTACTTTTCCACCGTTAACATCCATACTTAAACGGTCGGTTTATCCGTTTGTGTTGGAGGTAGTGGTGGATGGGTACTACTTCGATCCCGCCAACGGTACCATCAATTGTATGGCGGCTCCTACAGTCGATATGGCTGGTAAGAAGCGTAAGAAGCCAACTGTCAAGGCAGCATTCACTGTTAAACAAGACGACGCTGAACCCGTCGAGGAAGGTGTAGCGGGAAGCAACCCCGAGACCGCATCCCCAACCAATGCTTTACTAACTCCGGAAGCTCCACCTCCAGACACCGAGCCACTAACACGTGCCGAGCTGAAAAAGAAGGAAGAAGCAGAAGAAGAGTTTGATCCTAGCAAGGTTGCAGGTGACATCATACGCAAGCAAATCAAGAAGGTAACAGCACCTACAGAAAAGGGATTCCTATTCAATAGGGATGGTGGGAAGGCTCACGTAGAGGGGTTGGAATCAAAAGAATCCAAGCAACGTATGGCTGACAAGGCTGCTAAAGTCAAACAGATCTTAGCCGGAGATTAGTCCTTGTTGACGTAACTGGTCACATACTTTGATGAGGTGTTTACACATCCCATCGACTTGACCAGGATTGACAGGCGGACGGTTGTCTGTCTTGCGGCGATACGGAGGCGGCTTACGTCCCATTAGAGTGTCGTTGTTGAAATTCCACAACGCGAATCGCATGTGGAAGTCCATACAATTGCAGTTCACACGGATCCTATTACCGTCCATTGTGATGGGTTGTACGTGGTATTCCTGTCCATCTGTTGCTCTGAATGTGATGTTATCCTCAGCATCTTCTTCGGCAAAATGAACATCTGAGAATAACAGCTGTTGCTTGTAAGTGTGTGAGTTGCTGGTGGTCGTGCTAGCTAGTTGAAGAGCTCCACCTTCAGCTGTAGTTCTAACAGGAATGTACCGAATTTCCCGTACGTTCACTTCGTTTGTAGCGTGTTGACGCTTCCTGGTCTCTGGAAATTCTTGTGTGATGTTGTTGAAGAGGTCGTCGTACGTTGCCGCCTCATTCAGCATGTCGGTGACTTGCTCACCAGGGATAGTCAAAAAATCGGTCATAGTAGATTTCCAGTAATATACTATTTATCGATGTCAGCAAATGAACGGTAGAGGTGCATCGTGTTCACTGTACTCCCTGTAATCCCCGTCACCCCCCTCGTGTTCCCCATACGTATGTGTATACAACGCGTTATATGCATCCTGGTCGAACGAAGCTATCTCTTCCAACAGCCGGAGAGCAATCAACATACCTGATATCAGGTCGTCCGTGGCTCCTGGTTTTGCTGCATACGAACCAGCTTTCCGGATATAACACTTCAATTCTGATACCAACGCTGGTGACCGAACAGTCAGTGAGTTTCGTTCTAACATTTCTTTCAGTGATATGCACGCTTTAATCTTCGATTTGCCTGTAGTTGTCATTCCTTGGCGTTTTTGACCAGCTTCTGACATAAACTCCGACGTTTCTGGTGGTACCTCATCCGCCTCAAACAGAGCGACAATAGCCTCCCCAACCCCGTTATTCTCGACAGAAAAGTACACTTGAGACTGCGTTTTTTCGAGGATTTTGAGCATTTTGCGTAATTGTTGGTATGCGTACACCGAAGATGCTGTGTTTGAGCGCCATTCTGCTATCTGTTCCATAGCAGGAAACTCTAATACCTGGATGGTAGAGTAATCGTTACCAGATCCCGTCGCGGGGTCCATTCCCACCAGGTATGTCACATCCGGTTTGGGGTGTTTGAAGAATATCAACTCCCCAGCAGTAGCCACAGGCTTGTTCATCTTGGTGATTTCCGTCAAGGCTGCTAGCACGACAGTGTCCACGAGCAGTGGGTCGTTTGATAGGAATTCACATTCATATTCCTGTCTCCAGCGTAGTTCACCAATCTTTGCTGTTTCTTCCCTCTTGAACTTCTCACCCCGCCCTGGTGGCTCATTCCACTTGACCTGAATAGGCACAAACCCGTTGATGCCCGATCTGCCACCATCCGGTGATGGTATTCCTGCTCCACGCCACAACTGGGCGAATAGGTTATAGTCACCATTAGGCGTTGAACAGATGATACACGAACCACCAGTAGCCAACGTTGGTGCCATAGAAGTCCAGAACTCATCAGCGATGGTGTCTCGCACGAATGCGTACTCGTCACAGAACAGTAGCGAGATAGCCATACCGCGACCAGACTGTTCAGATGTGGCTGTTGAGTGAATACGAGACCCGTTGTCGAAGCCGATGCTGTGCTTGTTCCAACCGTCATCGTTCACACCAGCCTTCAACCAATGAGGTAGACGCTCGTACATGAACCGAATACGGTAGATCATTTCCATAGCGTTGTCGTTCTTGTTCGACGCTATGAGGACTGTCTTGTCGAATCGGAACGTGGCGTACCACAGTAGGAAGGCGGCCGATACTTGCGATTTACCTGTCTGACGAGCGGATAGTACGATCGATAACCGTTCCCCCGCAAAGGTTCGGAGCATATTCTCCTGGTATGGATACAACTCAAACGGAATTTCGCCTCGTACGGGGTGTTGAATTTTGCAGTAGGTTTTGACGAAGTATACAACATCGTCGGAACAGCGGCGTAACTCTTGTAGTTCTGCAGGGGAATATTCGTGCTCCGCATTAGCACGCTTGATGAATGGATTCTTTTGTGCCATATTACTTCTTGTCCAACATCATACGCAATAACTCATTACGATCTGCAACGATTAGGTTATTGTTCACAGTCTTACCTCCAGCTCCACCACGGGTAGCACCTGTCAACTTATCCTTGTGCTCTTTCAACTGTCGTTTCTCACGAACGGCGCTCAATGCTACGTTTAGCATAGTAGCAGAAACTTCTCCCATCCGAGCTTTGTACTTACCTTCTACAGATTCTATCTCATCAGATAGTACAGTAGCTGCATCGATCGCAAGGGAATACACTTCCTCGATCTTAGTCTCGATCTCTGTGTCTTTTTCGTCATATGCCACATGCTCGACGGGGACGTCAGGTACGACTTCCTTGTACTCCGTTAAGGTGGTACATGGTTCGAGATCTAACAACCGTTCCATGGGATGTTCGGTGTATTCAGCTTGTAAAATGGTTTTCATGGGCACACCCAGTAAGGTGTACTATTTATACCCATTTTTTGGGGCGATTAACGGAAGATGGATTGTTCGGTGACTATACGAAAGACGAACCCGTGTTGTTTGCACCAGTCTATTGCAGCTGACCACTTAGCTGCATTCACAGCATACTGGATAGTTTCGTACAGGCTAGCCTTTCCTGTTCCGCGCTGTTTGCGGGGTTGACGGGTTTGTGATTTGGGCTTACATTCCATCACTTCCCGTACAATTACACCATCCTTATTGACATACTCAACCCAGTAATCGGGGTAATATTTGTGCAGGCGTCCATCTGTAGGTTTGATGTACGGAATGGCAATACTCTCACTAGACCACCGTATGATAGCTGAGTTAGTATCGAAGAACTTGTGGAGTTCGAGCTCCCAAGAAGACATGTATCGAATCTTGGTCACGTCACCAACGTATTTTTCAGGATTGCGTGGTGTATACCACCCCTGTTTATGGTTAGCCATTAGATAAAGCTCGTGTCATCCCCAGACGTGAACAGTGACGATACCCTGTTATAAGCGGATGACGCCAAATCCGTCAACCCACCACCAGACGGTGGATTGGACGTGTTGATAGCAGGGCTGCAAGAATCGCGAGTACCATTGGTAGGTTCTCCAAATGGGGTTGTGGTCCTCTCTGGCAGCGGTGTTCCACTCGTGGACACGTTGTACCGCAGCGGATACCTGGCGGTGCGCATCAGTTCCGCTAGGTTGTATTGATCGGTCTTCATCGGAACACCAGTATCAACATATACGGTGTCATAGTTAAACGCCATATTCATCTCCGTGCCCTCGGAACTGTTAGCCATGTCAAGGTCATCGAGTGTTAGCGAGGTTATGCGTGGGTTGAAGAACTTGTACACGTTCATATGACTACCATAGTTGTACACGTGGTATAACCGAATTTCAGAAATAATACCACGCACATCAGCAATCAACGGGCCGTGTGACGCTCCATAGCGGTGTGACATTACACCCGCGTCGTTATTTACCGGTTTGTCTACAGCCTTGAAGTTCATACCGTTGTGTTCGGCTTGAGCTGCTTGCATAGACGTTGAATAGTTGGTGACGGGGACGGTTGACCGCATATAAGTAGCGTAGAACCGCAGGGCATTGTTGCCGAGTTCACCATCTGGTAAGGCATCACCAGAAGCTCTGCCCGATCCCGTATCTTCATGGAACGACATCTTCATCTCATCGAATTCGGTACGGGTAACATGCTGTGTGCGGAAGTTATAAAAGTTCGCCTCCGACATCTGGTACTTTAACGAAGGACGTGTGCTATTCTTTACCACGAACGCGAAATCTAGGTTGTGCATTCCATCATACGCGCCGTTGTACACCACCTGTACAACGAATAGAAATTTGTACTTTGGAGCTCGTAGGATCAAATCGATAGCATACGGTGAAATTCCTTCACACACAGCGATAGCACGCTGTTCGCCTGACCCTGGAGTGAAAATGTTGCGGCCTAGACGCTCTAGGTTTTGGAAGTCTTGCAGGGCATATGGGATGTCGGTGAGTTTGAAACCACCCTGGGACACTTGCTGATAGATCTGTTGAGCCTGCCCCCACGCTTGGTTAGCAATTTCTGGGTGAAAGTCTTGTAACGCATTGACCACTGTGGGAGCTATTCCCGTTTGTTCCAACACCCAGTTAGCACCCGTGTCGAGGGATGTGCCTATGATCGACGGTAGAGATCCACACCCCGTACGAATGGAGTTAGATATGCTAGCTAGGGTGCGTAGTCCCTGGCCTATATTAGAACCAGCGGTGGAGGTATTCAGTACCTCTAGGTCACCTACTTTTCCTATAGCATTACCGAACGCACGACGATCAGCAACTCTCGACGGTTCTTTTGCTCGACAGGGTTTGAGTGTAAATGCGCGTGGATCTGCCATGGTTGTTCCAAGGGAATGTATGAATATTTATGGTGTAGTACCCCATATGAAAAAAGCCTCCGAAGAGGCTTTTTTGTGAGTAGCGATTTTGTTACCCGACGCGACCAGCACCACCAGTAGCAATACCCTGACCTTGCTGGTATCCACCAATTAGTTGACGGGCGTGGTCATAACGAATGTTCAGTTCAATAGTGACGGGCTCACCAACAGAGTAGTCCAACTGATCATATCCAACTGAATTCAGGTGGCAACCTTCAATGGTCCACTTTTCAATAACTTGGTCATTACCATCCATTAGATCGAGGTAAGTTACAAACTTGTATAACGAACCTTCACCGGCTGCTGCTAGCCATTGACCCTCAGCACCGATCAACCATTGTTGCTTTTGCAGCTGAGCTTGGACAACAGCAGAAGCTGTACCAGTGACGTCATCTTGCAGGGTTAGTGTGATAGGGTCCCATGAGTGCTTACCAGCAATGTATGAAATCGAGTTGTAACGGTGTAATGTGATTTCTTCAAACTGTACCTTTGGACGCGTGACAGTAATGGCTTGCATCGACACAGGTTGGGAGTCAGCGCCACCACCCATGTTAGCAAAGGTTACCCTCCAGCGATTCTTGTGCTTCGGATGTAGAATACCGGTGCCGATACCTGGGATTCCGATGTCATTGATTGTTGCCATGTTGTTTGTACTCCTGAGTAATGATTGTACATTTGCTTGTACTATTTATCCGGCTGACCCATAAACATTCCAAATTTTACGACGGGTAATAAAAAAAGCCCGCCGGATGGGCGGGCTTTTTGTGTAGGAGCCGACTTACATTTCGGCGCCAGTAGCAAGAACACGAATCGGAATGTAGATGAATTCAGCTGCCTTCACCGGCTTCAGAGCGACGTCTACGTACAGTTCGTTGCGATCGATGCGGTCAGGAGTGTTGTTTGACTCGTCGCAAACCGTAGCAAAGTCATACAGGCCACGCTTGACGATCAGGTCACCCAGGAAGCCGTCAACAACTGCCTTGATATTATCACGAGTCAGCTGATCGTTTGGTTCGAACACGAACGACATTGTGTTCTTACGCAGTTGGCGCTTGATATATCCAATCAGACGAGATACGTTGATACGGTCCATTGCAGATGCATCAGGAGAAGCAGTCTTTTGACCCCACACCAGAATACCACGACCTGGGAAGAACACAATCGGGTTGACGTTGGTGAAGTACTTGTACAAGTTGTCACGCTGACCAACGTTCAGAGCAGCTTCCACGAATGTGGTTGCGGTTCCAAGAGTACCAGACACGTAACCAACTTGCGAAACGCCGGACACCAGACCACGACGTGTACCAGCTGGAGCAAACCACAGTTCAGAGACTTCGTCGCTGTATGTGATAGTACGCAAAGCTGTACCAGATGCTGCTGCGAACACGTTCACACCATCCAGGTTGGAGGCGAGGCTGTGTGGGTAGTAGTATGCTAGCTTGGTACCAGTCTTGTGTGCTGACGTTGCTGCCCAAGTGGCGGCATCATCAGGGTTCTTGTCGAATGGTGTATCGATGATAGCCATAATTTCTTCTTGGGTATCAATGATCAGTGCTTGCAGTTCATCAGCCAGTTCGTGGAAACCTGGGCACAGAACGAGGTTGTACTCATATGTGTCTGAGCGGATATCTTCGTTGCTGTTGATTGATGCTGCCAGTGCAGTTACGATAGAAACACGACGTGCTTCGTCATTTGCACCCAGGCTGGTCTTGTTGTAGAACTCAAGGGTGTAGATGAAGTCATCGGAAGCACCAAGCAGAGTGTTGCTAGCTTCTTGAGCTGTCCATTCGTCAGGATTTACTGAGCCGCCCGAGCTGTTAGCTTCCCAGTCATCAACGATCCCAGCGAAACCAAGGTAAGTTCCAAGAGACGCGTTGCTGTAGCCGTTTGGATACAGCTTGAGAGGAGCAGCGGTGTGGTCGTTCATAAAGTCGTCGTGCAGAGTTGTGAAGGAAGCACGTTCCCACACATCAGCAGTGGCGGAGTCTACGAGGTCAATTAGCTCAGCACCTGTCACAGTGGACTTATAGCCTGATACCGTGTTGACGGTAGTATAAGCACCAACACCCGCACCAGCGACGCCGGTTGGAAGAGTTAGTGTATCGTTGACTGTGTAACCAGAACCAGACACTTCCATAACGATGTTTGTAACGACACCAGTAACACCGACTACAACAGTTGCTGTTGCGCCTGCACCAGTGGTTGCTGTTCCAGCAGTTGCGACAGGCACTGTGAAGCCACTGCCTGTACCACCAATTGCTGCGGACGAGCAGGTTAGTACGTCTGCTGCAATGTAGTCACGACCAGGATTGGTGAGGGTTACGCTAGTA